GTCCAGTTCATCCGCCAAATTGTCACTCGACTCATTGTCCAGCAACACACCAATGTCAATGATCGCATCGCTCCGATCAAACTCGAACTCAGCGAACTCCGCATCCTTCGATGTCATCTGCTCACCAAACGTGAATGCGCGGGTGGTCGCCTCCCAGCCGGTGTCCATATACCGAAACGCCTCAAGATTGGCATCACCGTTACCGGCGTGACTGGGGGTAATTGTCGGAACAGATGTATACCCGCTCCCGGTGTTGGTTACCGTAACCGAATCAATCACCCCGCCACTCACCGTGTAAGTTCCCGCGAAACTCGATCCACCTCCGCCTGTCGGGACCAGTGTTCCCGCTGAATAACCGGTTCCCCCCGCTTTAATCCGAACATCGTCAACCCCGGTTGCGGTTCTTATTCTGTCCTGGTAGTCCGTATCAACCAGGTTGATGTCCTCCACAAAATCGCGGAACTGCAACGGGTTGCCGATCTTGTCCAGGCTGATCAAAAACGGCTTGCCGCCGCTGAACTGCGTCACCGCATAATCAACCGGATTGATGTAACTCGACTCCACCCCGGCAGCAATTGTCACATCACCCCGCCACACGCCCATCCACGATTGCGTGTTGGTGTTGTAAACGATGGAGGTGTCGTTAGTTGTACTTGCGCCAGTCGGAAAACTGAGAATGTAACGTCCGTTCCACCAGGTTGCGGTCGCAAGCTCGGCCTGCGCCCAGTTGATGGAATCAATCACATCCTGGATCGGGTAACTAATGATTCCGACATCAGACGCAATCATGTTCTCCTCCATCGTCCTTCTGATCGAGCGAACACCCGTCCGACTTAAATAATACAAATCCTCGCCCACCTGGGCAATCGAGCCATGACTCAAACAACCACTCGATGTCGAGATGGTGCGAATACTGAAAGTGCTTGCTGCCGGGACGGTCGGGCTTGCAGTCGCAGGCACCGGGTTGGTGTCGATGACGTAGCAACTGTTCTTGCAGAACACCACCACATTGAACCCAACCCAACTCGCCAGGCCAGTGATCGGATCACCCAAACCAACCTTGAATGCGTTGGCAGCCGGGAAGATAGCTGGGAATGCCGGGGTAATGACCGCGTTCCCATCTCCCGCGTGACTTACGACAATCGTCGGCAGACTGGTATAACCTGTTCCAACATTTGTGATGGTGACTGTATCTATCGTGCCACTACCGTCCACCGTATAGGTGCCAGCAAAACTTGATCCTCCTCCGCCAGTCGCACTGAGTGTTCCTGCCGTATAGGTTGCGCCTCCGTTGGTGATGGTCAGTGATCCAATCGTAGTTGGCACTGCCGGGAGAATATCCGAAACATAAACCTGGTTGTCACTCGGCTGAACCGCGAAAATCCTAAAACCGTTATTGACCAAAAACTTGGAACTGCTTGGCCCATCATAAAATTCGGTAACCACCCACGCCGAACCAGACCACGCCACCTGTCCAATGCGGTCATTACCCGAGTGGCTTGCGTAAAATAACTTATCCGCCACCTGGCAGTTGTCCACCTGGGCGGTTGTGCTATTTACCCGCTGGTTTTCCGAATCAACCGTGGCAGCCGTTCCACTTGAGTTGATTACATAAATTCTGCCATTAACAAACGCAACCAATGACTCTTTCGCGTCCGTATCGAAATAGGCCAAGCCTTGGGTGTTGGTATCAACCCCGGTATTGGTGGCAACCAAATCCGAAAACCGATGGAACCCGCGCCGGGATTTCAGTATGCCGTTCTTTTCGGTGTCCAGGTCTTTGAGCGATTCGGCCTGACTCTCGTTGAGGAGGTTCTCGCGGAAGTTGCTTATCTGCCCGCCAACGAAACTCGCCTGACGGTCGTACTGAACCGCATCGTCGAGTCCATCGTTATAATAAACAGGCATTTAAAATCCGAAGTCATTTCGAGTATAGCCCATCCCATACACATCGGGGATGAGTCTGACTTCCTTCGCACTCTGGTTGTTCTCCTGGTCACGCGCCACCTGCATCAGACTGTTCGCCTGCTGGATCTCCAACTGCGCCTTCCCAAACTGCCGCGACCGTTTCAACATGTCGCCGGTCGCAAAATGAATCAGGACATTATCGATGCCACCGACCATCGGGGTGTCGTAATTGCTGACCATCGGCCTGATCTTTTTCTTCCCAACGATGTACAGGTTCACCGGACTGCTCGCATCATACTTGGGTCGTTCAAAAAACTTCACTCTCTGAAATTTGCTGACATTCTCCCATTCAGGCCAAAAGAAGTAATCATCGGTGACAAGCGGATTCCGCACCTGCACATACCCGGTGGTGGTTTCTTTGCTGAGACTGTGAACTGCCGACCAGGACTCGGTGGTGGTCACACTGCTTGCCAGCGTCACGGTCTCTTTCTGCATGGTGAGTTCCTGTCCCGATATCTCACCAACAATCGTGATTTGCTTACCGTTGTCCGCACTGTCGGTGGACAAAAACTCAATAGCCCCGTAAGCAGGATCAAAATTGATGCCTGAACTATCAATAACAGTGAACTGAGCAGAATCCGCATCGGCCTTGAAACTATCCGGGTTGGTCATGAACTGGGTGATCAACTGGGTCGGCAATAGATTCGCCTGGTTGTAACTCACCCCAAGAATCGTCTCGAACTGCTGCGGACAAACCATCTCGTCCGCCAATGAGTCCGCAATCGCGGTGGCAGTCGCCCCGCTGCCCGCTCCCCCCGTGAAAACTACGGTCGGAGCCGAGGTAAATTCGGTTCCCGGGTTTTGGATGTAAATTTTTGTAACCGCGCCCCCGCCAATCTCAGCAGCAGCAGTGGCACCACTACCACCGCCACCAGTAAAAGAAATAGTGGGTGCGGAGGTGTATCCCGATCCGCCATTGTCCAGGATGATCTGCGTCAGGCGACCATCAAACGGTAGCGTGGTCTGCTCGACCTCCAACGTCTCCCGCCACAACGCCGAGTTGATGACGTTCTCATGATGTTGCCGCACAAACTCTTTGCACCGGGTCTTGGATGTGTCATCCGTTTTGTTGACCAGATTGCAGACATATGTGGCAATATCGATGAGAGTCATTTAAGTTCCAAAGAAAACGATTGTCGCTCCACCAGTTGGGTCTTGCCCAGCAGTGACGGACTCATTATTTCCGTACTTAACTGTGCAACTTGCGCCAGTTGCGAATCTTGCGGTAATCCTGCCAAATGAAACATCATTCGAGCTTGTGTTCCAACCAGTCGCTATTGCCGTGTAATTGTCACTTGGGAAATTAGTGTCAAACTCAATTGTGTATTCCCCGGTGTTGGAGGTTCTCTCTACGGAGGTAATGTTACTGCTGTAAGTAGGTGTAACCGTCCCGGGACTAGCCGTTCCTGTGAACTCAACCCACGCTTTTGCCATTAACGGGGAACTGCTTGTCCATGTCGGTGCGCCTGCTCCATTTGACGTTAAAACAGCGGAGGAGACAGTTGTTGTAAGTTCCGCCGGGACACCGCTCCCACCATAAACAATTACACCAGGATTGCCGCTTGTGCTGTGCGAAATCTTGGCCGGGTTGATGGCATCATCATATACCATCGCATTCTTAATCGCCGGTTCTTTGACTTTCAGAACAAAGTTAGCCGAAGTGCTTGTGATGTCCAAGTCACCGGCAGTCGCACTGTCGAATGTCTTGCTTTTGATGTCAGTGCCGTCACCCGTAAGAAATGCGTTGTCTGTCTTCGCATCCAGATCGGAGGCTGCCCCGGCAGAATCACCGACCTTCACGGTTCCCCGGGTCATCCCGGCCAACTTCGCGTTCGACACCGCCAGGTCCACCAATTGCCCGGTGTCCACCGAATCATCGTCCATCTGGGCGAGCGTTACGGCATCGTCATCGATCTTTGCCGTGGTGATCGCATCGTCATCAATCGTTGTGTTCGCGATGATGTTGTTCAGCTTCGCAGCGGTGACCGTGTCACCATCGCTGAACGTCTGGGTGGTGGTTAGACCTGCCATTTAAAGCCTCCTAGATGGCTTTCTTGATGACTTTCTTTTTCGGGGCGGGAATATGGCTGGCAGCATCAACTGCCGCTTCAGCGGCATCCTCCGCCGCATCCTGGGTCTTCGCTATCCCATGACGCAGGAAGATCGCCAGAACCGAGGTCACAACCACCTGCAACATTTGTGCTAGAGTCGCCTCGCCAGTCGCCCAGGCCGATAATCCGCCCAGCGCACCCAGGATGCCCGCCCATACTGTTTTGCTTTTCCACATGTCTATTTTTTCTCCGTAATCAGTTTCTTAATTTTTATCCCAATATAAACAATCGTCAGAATTCCTATGCTGATCTGAATCACTTCGCTTAAATGCAAATAAAACGATGAGATGCCCCCACCGCTCGCGCCCATGACTTTAAGATCATCAAAATTCACTCGGCAGCCTCTTTTGCAACCGTTTCTTCGGCAGGTGCCTCCTTGGCCGCCATGCTCTCGGTCAACAAGCTCATGAAGTAGTTTCTGCCACCATGAGCTTGCTCCAGGCTAAAGCTGATCGTGCGAATCTTGTTCTCCAAGTCAGCCACGTGGTTCAGCAGCACAACTTGTTCTTGAGACAAATCCGCTACGTTATGTTCCTCACCGCTGATAACAACGGTCTGCTTTTGTTCTTCTTTTTCTTTAGCCATAACCAAATTCTACGCTTCTAACGTCTTCACCCGCGCACTTAACTCCTGCACCGCCTTGATAAGCGGCATTACCAGATTGCCATATTTCAGCGACAACTTGCCGTTCGGTGACTCGTTCACCAGATCGAACTCCACACCCGCCTCGCTCATCGCGGTCTGCACATCCTGTGCGATCAGACCCAAGC